CGGCATTGACCTTGAGCAGGGTTTCTTCAGAGGGTAGATCGCCCGCCTGCCAGCGGGAGAGTACCCCGGCAATGGCCTGCAGGCGCTCGGGCATCAGGGCCCAAGGCGTGGTCAAAAATTCGCTTAGGAGCAGCTGCTTGTTCATTCGTGGGTTCCAAGGTCGATGAGTGCTGCCACCAGGGCAGCTTCGTTTAGGGGTATCGGCAGGTCGCAGGCCCAGGCCTGAACCGCTGCCAGATCGCGGCCCAGAGCCGAGGCAATTAGTTCCAGATCCGTCGGTGCAAGGGAAAGCGCCAAAGCGCCGGAGCCTGCCTTTTTGCTGATTCGCCGGGCCAGGCGCCCGGCGTTGGCCTCGACCAGACGCCTGAGGCGCTGGCGCAAGGGTTCGGGAGGTGCTTGGACACCGTCACTTTGGTCGTCATCGCCCTCGCCTCCCAGCAGCTCGGCAGGCTCACCCTCCTGAGCCTCATCGGCTTTGTCTACTTCTTGGGCGTCTTCCTCTTGGACCATGTTCAGCGGCCGAAGCGGCTGGTCCAATCCGTCGATCGGGTTGAGGTTCTCAGCGACTCGCGCCTCATTGCGGGTGAGCCAGCCGTTTTGGATACCGCTTTGGTAATACGCCGAGCGACTGGCCGCATCACCGCGCATGAGATTGGCAAAGTCGAACTCGACTTCCAGCTCATCGCCATCGAGCATCAGGTCCGCTTCGATCGAGGCCTCCCAGCGCTCGGCCCAGGGCGTCATGGTGTGCATGACGAACTCCAGACTCTGCTGCTCGATGTTGGAAAACGTTGCCCTGTCCAGGTCCGCGATCATGTGCGGCGGCACTCGAAAGAGGCGCGCGATGTCCGTGATCTGGAACTTGCGCAATTCCAGGAACTGAGCATCCTTGTTCGTGACGCCCACCTCATGGAACTTCATGCCGTTTTCAAGAACTAGTACCTTGCCCCGGTTGGCTCCTGACTGGGCCGCCTGGTAGGACTCGCGGAACACCCGCTTGGCCTCCTGGTCCCTGAAGGTCCCGGGAAACTCAATCCACCCGCCTGTGGGCTTGGCGTCGTTGTTAAAGAACCGAGCGCCATAGTCCTGGGCAGCCAACGCCATCCCCAGGCTTTCCCGAGCCAATTCGATGGGGCTCAGGCCAAAGAGCCCATCTGACGAGAGGCCCCGCAGGTGCCAGATCTGTCCCCGGGGCAGCAGCATTTCCTGCCCACCCTGGTTGCGCACCCGGTAGCGGTATTCCCCGCTATCGAGCAGTTCCATCCGCACCCGATCGGGGTGAATGGGAACAAGTTGGGTGATTTCGCCACGGCCATCGGTGATGATCTGGCAGAAGGCGTTGCCACGAAGGGCCAGGTGCCCTTGGAGCATTTCTCGCCACTCGAACGGGTTCTGGTAGCGGTTGGGGCGTTTGGCCAGTACCTGGTACAGCCAGTGGTCGGTCACCCGGTCCTTACCACCGTCCTTGCGCTGGCGATAAAGAACCAAGGGAAGCGATGCCATCGTTTCCGAGAGGATCCGCACGCAGGCGTAGACAGCTGCCAGGCGCATGGCCGAATCGGCCGAGACCCGCATGCTGGAAACGCTGCGTGTTGTAACGGGTGAAAACCAAAAATCGCCCCAAGCTGAGCGGTCATCGCTGGACGCCCGAAATCGGTCAAAAAAGCTCAGTAGTCCCATCAGTTCAGAGCAGCATCAACTCGTAGTCGGATCCCAGCACCACGTTCTCCCCGGGCGTGATAGCCCTCGAGAGCGCCATGATCAGTGCCACGATGCCGTCGATCTTGTTCTCTGCCCGCTCCTTGCGTGGGTAAATGTTGTCTTTGACGTCCAGGTGCGCCACCACGTTGCTGGCCATCCAGTTGAGCACCGGATCGCCGTCATGGGTGAGCTTCTTCTGAAGCACCAGGGCTTCGAGTGTCTTCATCGGCTCGCTGAAGTTCAGCACCGTCGGACGCACTTCGATCATGGGCAGGCCTTCGGCCAGCATCCGGGTCGAGAGTTGCGTGGCCTGGAACGGGTCAAAGGCCACTGCCTGCACTTCAAAGCGCGAGGCCAACTCAAGGAGGTCCGCTTCGATCCAGCCGAAATCGATCACGTTTCCAGGCGTCACGGTCAGACGCCCAGTGCGCATCCAGCCGTCGTACTGACTGTTGCCCGCGGCGGCTACCGTGTCCTCGGGCAGGTAGTACTTGCCAAAGACCACGTAGGCGTCTGCAACTTCGGGGTGCGGAAACACCAGTACCAACGCCGCGATGTCCGTCTTGCTGGCCAGATCCAGTCCAATCCAGCAAGGCTGGCCGGTGAAGGCCTCGATGTCGAGCGTCGGGTCGCCACAGGCATCCCAGGCCCGCATGTCCATCCACGCGGTATCCGCGTTGACCCACTCATTGAGATGCTTGGTCTTGAAGTTGTTGACCGCGCTGGGCAACTGCATGGCCTTGGCCTGCAGCGGCACCAGCACCTCCGGGCGCACCGAAATGCCCCAGTTGGGGTTGGCCTTGATCAGCGCGCTCTCGGACGTCCAGTCGTCTCCGTCGTCCAAGCCGTAAATGATTCCGAACTGGGTGTCATCTTCGAACACCCCATCGAGCAACTTGGTCACGAACGTCCGGACCTCGTAGCAGATGCCGGCTCGATTACTCCCTGCCGTGGTGATCACCCAGAGCAGCGAGTTGTCTCGCTTGCCGGTACCAGTTTCGACCACGTCGTAGACGGTGCGGGTCTTATGTGCATGAAGCTCGTCCACGCATCCGAAGTGGATGTTCAGACCGTCCAGGGTCGAGCCCTCGGCCGAGAGGGCCTCAAACTTCGATCCCGAGGCCAGCACGTGCATGTTGTGCGCGCCAACCTCCACCGAAAACCTGCGCCGAAAGCCCGGGCTGCGTCTGGCCATGGTCTGCGCGTCGCCAAAGACGATCCTCGCCTGGTCACGGGTGGTTGCCAGCGAATACACCTCGGCACCGCCTTCACGGTCGGCCGCTAGCATGTAAAGGGCTACGGCCGAGGACAGGGTCGACTTGGCGTTACCCCGAGGCACCTCGATATACGAGCGACGAAAGCGCCGCGTGCCATTGGGTTTGACCCAGCCGAACACCGTTGTCAGGATGAAGGCTTGCCAAGGCTCCAGATGAATCGGCTCGCCTGCCAGCGGCCCCTTCACATGGGGCAAGCGCTCAATGAACGCGCACAGGTTGTCGGCTGGCTGGAAACTCCTGCCGTCCTTGTCCGTGAGCTTGGGGTTAAAAAGGTACGGACTGCCCTTGCCCTTGAATCGCGCCAGATCGTTCAGTTGCCGCTGGCACGCCAGCTGCACCCAGCGGCAGGCAAGGACTTCGCCGGCCACCACCTGTTCGGCATAGCGCTTGGCCATGGCCGCATAGTTCGTCACCGCCATGGCCTATCACCCTGCAATGTCGGCCCAGGGGTCCAGGTCATCATCGGCCGCTTCCAAGGGCAGCGTGACCCGGGACCGGGATGCCGGGGTGAACCCCATCTCGGTTGCCGCCTTGGTCATGATCTGTGCCTGCTTGTTGGCGATCGCCAGATACGGCGACTGCATTGGCACACCGGTGTTGGGTGCCTTCACGAGCAGACCTGTCTTGGCGATTCCAGCTTGTGCCTTGCGGTACAGGTCGGCCGCACAGGCCCAGATCTCCAGCACCGACATGTCGAGCTTCTTCAGCAGGTGCGGTGGGGCGCATTCCAAGGCGTAACGCCATGCGGCCTTTGCACCCTCAGGCATGTACTCGGGCGGCTCTACCAGGTCACCTTCCGGCTTGGGTTCACGCAGGTTGGTGCGGCAGCGTTGCAGCGTTCCTTTGATTTGCTTGACTTTGGTGGGCAGCGGTTTGCGACCGGCCATAGGTATCCCGTCCAGGGGGGATCCCCCCCTAGTTCAATTTGCATGCGAAAAAATTTGGGCAGGCGAGCGCATCGTGGCTCGCCATCCCTAGAGATTTACCCCCCCATGGGGGACTACTGACCGCCCTGCCGACTCGCGGGCGGTCTTGCGGTTGTGACAGGACACGCACAGCGACTGCAGGTTGCTCACATCAAACCGCGCGCCGCCGTCCTTGATCGGCCGCACGTGGTCCACGACACGGGCCGCCACCAGCAAACCTTTGGGACCACAGGCGCAGCACAGCGGGTGCCCGCGCAAGAACATGGCCCTCACCGAGCGCCACTGCTTTGACTGATAGAAGCCCGCCTCCGCATCGAACCCACGCCGCGCACGCCCGTAATCGCGATGAATCAAGGACCTGTGAGCCTCGCAGAACCCGGGCACCGTTACCACCGCGGCGCATCCCGGATATCGGCAGGGAGTGGGTGCACTTAGGGGCATCTGCAGCGGCCTTCGAACTGATTCAAGAAAGAAGCAACTGCTTCGGAGATTCCGCTTGGCTTCCTCTGGAAACAGAGCGTTCATACGAACACCATCAACAAACCAAGGAAATTGCCAATGACCTATCGAAGCACCGAATTCACCGTCGACGAGCTGGGCTTCATCCAGATCGCGCTGAACAAAGTCCTCGCTGCCGCGGCACGCGGAGAGTTGGACCTCAACCAACTGGCCCGGGAGGAAATGGCCTCAAGAGGCTTGGATCTCAAAGGCGACTGGGTCGGCTTTGATCGCGCCCGCCAGATCCATCAAGTGGCGGTGACCAAGTGAAGGCAGACAAGAAGCTCGAACAGCTGCTCGACCAGATCGCCAAGCAACACCTGTTCATCGAGACCCTGGAGACCCAGCACAGCGACCGGCTCGACTTTCACGACGTGAGCGTCTGGGGCATCAAGGCGGCGCTCGAAGCTGCCTACGAAGCTGGTCGCAAGTCCGCCAGCGTCAAACCAAAAACCAATCACGCCCAACCTTAATCAGGAGATCACCATGACCATTCAACTCACCCCTTCCCAGCGCGCCATCCTGACTCACGCCCATCAGCACACAGAGGGCAAGATCATCTGGTTTCCAGAGAACATCAAGGGCGGTGCTCGCCAAAAAGTGATCGACGGCTTATCCAAGCGCACCCTGATCACCGAGGGCGGCAAAGACTGGCTCATGACTGCAGAAGGCTACGAGGCCCTAGGTGTCCCTCGCAAAGTGCCAGTGAGCGCCCAAGTACTCGCAGAGATCATTGAAGTGGCGGAGCGATCCAAGCCACGCACCCGAGACAACAGCAAGCAGGCCCAGGTGATCGCCATGCTCAAACGCCCCGAGGGCGCCACGATCCCGCAGATTTGCGAAACCACCGGCTGGCAGCAGCACACGGTACGGGGCACTTTTGCAGGCGCCTTCAAGAAAAAGCTCAGGATGGAGATCACCTCGACCAAGGAGGCTGATGGACAGAGGATTTACCGCGCCGCCTGACCAGGAGCCAAGCCATGAAAACAATGACCATCACAATTGAAAGAAAGCCACTGACCTTGACCTTCGATGGCAAGGACGTGCAGGTTGAAGAACTGGGTATCCGACTGCCCTTTGGCCGCAAGCCTACGGACCTGTCCGACATCGCAGCCAGCGGGGACTACGCGGTCTACGTCACCGAGACCCGCGAGATGACCGACGAGGAGTTCGATGCCTTTTCCATGCACCTCTACAAGTCTCGCGATTGGCTAATGGGAAAAGGCGGCTATTGGGGCAACGGGCGCTTGTGCGTAGAAGTCCACGCACCTGGAAGGCCCTACCTCTATGTCGATCCATCCGGCGCCGACTATGGCCGTTACGTGGCCAGGCTCGGCTGATCGAGACTCGCTTGAGCGTCGCCTTGCGCGACTGGGTCCCCCACCCGGACAGCCTTTCGACCAGTGAAGTCTTCCCAACGCTTGACGATCACATCGACGTACTTGGGATCGAGTTCAATGAGGCGGGCGCGCCGGCCTGACTTTTCGCAGGCGATGAGGGTGGATCCTGAACCGCCAAACGGGTCGAGGACCAGATCGCGGGTCTTGCTGCTGTTTCGCACCGCCCGCTCAACCAGCTCGACGGGCTTCATGGTCGGGTGCAAGTCATTTTTCTGTGGCTTCTTGACGTTCCAGACATCGCCCTGATCGCGAGCGCCACACCAAAAGTGATCCGCCCCCTCGCGCCAGCCGTAAAGAATGGGCTCGTACTGGCGCTGGTAGTCAGCGCGGCCGAGCGTGAAGGTGTTTTTCGCCCAGATGATGAACGTGGACCAGCGTCCACCTGCTGCCCGAAACGCCGACTGCAAGGTATCGAGCTCGGACGAGCTCATGGCGATGTAGACCGCGCCCTTGGTGTGGGTCAGGATGTTCGTGCAGGCATCGATCAGGAAGCTGCTGAATCCTTCGCCCAAGTTGTCGTTCAGGATGGGGCGGTTCTTGCCGCGCATCTTGTCCTTGGCCGTATTGGCGTAGTTCACGTTGTAAGGCGGGTCGGTGAATGTCATATCCACCAGCTCCTCACCTAGCAAAGCCTTGAAATCGTCGGGTTTGGTCGCATCGCCACACAACACCTTGTGCTCGCCCAGGATCCAGATGTCGCCCACTTTCGAGATGGGCATCTCACCCACCGCGGGCACGGCATCTTCGTCAGTCAGGCCATCCTTCGGGCCGTCATCGCCCGCGATAAGAGCTTCCCACTCATCTGGGGAAAACCCGGTCAAGCCCAGGTCGAAGCCAGCCTCCTTCAAGCCTGCCAATTCGATGCCCAGGAGTTCATCCTCCCAGGATGCGTTCTCGCCAATCTTGTTGTCGGCCAGAATCAAGGCGCGCCTTTGGGTATCCGATAAGTGCTCAAGCGGCACGACGGGCACTTCTGGCAAACCGAGCTTGCGCGCGGCCAACAAGCGGCCGTGGCCTGCGATCACGTTGTTGTTCCCATCAATCAGGATCGGAGCGCCCCAACCGAACTCACGAATGCTGGCCGCGATCTGGGCCACCTGTGCCTCCGAATGCAGCTTGGCATTGCGGGCATAGGGGATCAGTGCTTCGACCTGGCGG